CACAGCTATGTGCATCCCCTAGAAGGAGTTAACCCTCGAGAGATGAACAATATCTCCCTCGTTGCGTTAGCAACATCCCTCGCCTAATCTAATAAGCGGGGACCCAGCGGCGTTTTAGTGTTAGCTTGCCGCGAGCTGCAACACGCTTTAAGTGTTCTTTATCCATAGGCTCGGAAGAACCTATAGTAGAGAAACACTTAAGGAGCGCAGAATCGCCATCAATGCAATCCTGACGCCAAACAGAGCTAGGGACATAAGTGCGGACTTCAAACCGCATTAAGTCTTTGCTCCATCTGCTCCCTTGGATCCAGTTGCTGTAACTGTTCCATGAGAGACCCTGCGATTGTGGACTAAGGAATGGGAGACCGCCTAGCAACTTGTCTAGGTGTCCTCTCAAAGCCTTAGTGGTTTTCCAAAAGCCCTTCAAATAGAATTGATTGGCCATGGAAACCCAAGACACAATAGCATCGGCATGCTGCTTGTCGGCCGGACATTCATATCGTGCGTAGACGGGTGTTACATCGTCTCCGTTATATGCGTCCGTACCACAAGACTCTCTGAACTTCCCAGTCCAGAAAGACTTGTTTTCGTTGACTTTTAATCCGAAGATCGAAAGCCAATGACCGACAAAAGGCGCCTCGTCTGATGGTACGAGCAAATCGTCACCATAGACGTAAACATCCCGACTGTACTTTTGTACAGATCTCGGGGTGACGTGCCTATTAGCATTGCGAATCCGCGCGGCGACAATGATGCAAAAGAACACCATTGCCTCCATCGGGAAGCACAATGCAGAACCCATCGACGCAAACTTACTCAATTCAACAATTGTTGAATCAGGTAATTTTGCCCGAGTTGAACGACAAGCGAAAACATGTTCCCTGAAAAGGGGCACGGATTCCAACATCGCGTCAACGAGGTAAGAAGACACCCTGTCACTAGCCTCACTCAAGTCCATAGTCGCAAAGCGGCTATCCTTTGAGCTAACTAGAGCCAGTTTTTGGTTAACAGACTGATCAGTAAAGTTTACTTGACCAGCTGTATACCTTCCACGTTCTATTCGCGGAACGAGCCATCGCAGGATTCCCTGCTGTATGTATTGCATACATACAGGTTCAATAGCGATAACACGAGGAGTCTTCTGAGTCTTAGGAACGAAAACAACCCGAACAGGGTTCTCGTCCTGGGGTTCGACGATGTCAAGTTTCTCGAGCCTGGAAGCCATATCTTCATCATTTCGGACGGATGCTAATCCGTACTCTGTGAATGGAAAATGTTCTTCCAGTCGGGAATGCCAGCGCGTGAACATGTACTTGGAGTTACCGTGTACACGTTCCTCAGTGGCACCTGGACCATGATGAGGATGAATCTCCGGTCGAATATCTCCAAAGGAGGCATTAGACAAGAGGTCTGTCCAAACAATACGAGCAACTGCCCTAAAATCGCTAATTTCGCGAATAGTAGGAGCAGTCTCAGTCCAGTTCTTGACTTCGTACTCACACTTCTTATACTGCTCGAGTGCCTTCGTTTCACGCTCTTCCGAGCATGGACGAAGAATTTTCTTGTGTAACAGGCAAGCTTGTCTGATACACGCGATACACTCTGAGCAAGCATTAGGAAGTAATAAGCCGTCACTGTCGAATACCTTCTGTAGGAAACCCCGAAGAAATTTGGGGAGACCTCTCTTATGCCAACTGAAAGCTGGCGTATGAGATCGTAGAAGCCGCCCCTCTCGTAAGGCTCTTTCGAGACCCGACGCGAAGGACGGGAGAGTGATCGTCAGAAATGACTCACCCTCGTTTTCGACTCTCTCAGAGATGGTTTGAAGATCTCTGAGAACTTCGGCGCCACACCTAGTCCCGCAGTCATGCAGGACTTCTCCCGTGAGCCACATTAGGCTTTTCATCTGGACCTCCATAAGGTACCAGACTCCAAACCAAATGTCCGAGGTGAAAGTGTTTAGGTTTCACCTCCCAGAACCTTCAGAATGTTTCCCGACGACAACCAGGCAATAAGGCCTGTCGTCATCAACTGAGTCTCGGTGTTGGTATAACCAACAACGGGCTTGTCGATGACAAGATAAGCAGTGTGACTGTAGATTTTATTGTTGGCCGAAACCAACGGATCTGCAGCCGTTTTGGTAGCGTCAAGTCTTACGACGAAACGCGACCTCTCTGCTTTGTAGTTGTGGGAAATCGTCAACTTGTACGTTGCGTCATCCTTCTGATAGATGGATGAATCCTGATTCCGCGAAACCGCGGGCATGGATTGCGCAACGGCGTTGACGGTAACTGACTGAGGGTCTGCAAACATCTGGAATGGCTCCTGGAGGGTTTAGAACTTCGATCGGCTAATGCCGAGCGCAGCAAGTATGCCCTTTTGATGATCCGAAAGACCATCATAAGACATACCAAACCCGTACGGTGTTGATGGTACTCGTGCTTTTATCTCCTTACGGTAGATATAAGAACAAGTATACGTCCTCTTTGGGTGGGTCGTCTGAGAAGACGAACTACCCTGGTCGATAACCATAGTAGTGTCGACCACGGTCGTAGAGTTATGCATGATATATGCATAACGTCCAACAACGCCCTCAGCTGCATTGGTAGACAAGTTTGACATTAAGTCACCCATGTTACCAAAGTAGTCTAAGAGCCAGGACCATGGAGTAGCCTCCCAAAGCACGGCCGGAGTAACATTAGCTCCATAAAGTGCTTTGACGGCTCGTCCACGCCACTGATCACTTCCGATGTCGGGAATATAGTATTGAAAGGCACCCACAAACCAACTACGGTCAGTAGTTGTAGTGATTTCCGTTCTATACGTATGCCCCCAGGCAGGATCGATACTGCCAGGTTGAATCCTGGAAATATCGTTCGATTGCCAGATAACAGCAGAAGTGTTAGTGGATCCGCCTAACTCACGCCGTCTACGAATGATCCTGCCATTGTCACGAACAAGCTGATTAAGATGCTTGTCGAGGTTTCTGTACAATTCGTACATCTTCCTCATATCGGAAACAAATGGCTTCCATCCAAATTCTGCGTTAAGATACTCCTTGCCCAAAGAATTAAACTTCTTTGCGCGAGCAAGCATTTTACCGGGAAGATGGGGGAGATCACGTAGCTCAGCTGCAAAGTTCAGGGCTCCTGCAACAGGATTACCTGGCCTTGCAAGTCGATATCCAGTAGCACCCTTAGTAAAGAGTGAGTTCTGGAGCGACGTCCAATTTGGAGCTGAGGAGGCTGGTTTCCCTGGCGGCGACCAACCTGGTCGCTGATAGAGAGACCCATCCGGTACTTGGCAGGAGTGATTATAGACCTGAGATGACCACGTAGCGTCTTCCATGAAAGGAGCAGTCGGATTATGAGTCCGAGACTCTTTACATAGAAAGAACGGTCCGCCGCCATTCCAGTGTCCATTCACCCTACCATTAGTGTAGGATGTGAGTAAAGCGTCGTTGTGCCAGTTCCAACAATAATGATGTTGAGGAGTACTACCATACTGGGTTTTACCCAAGTACATAGCGCTCCACGACTGCCTTATTTTGGGTGGCTGGTACATCGAATCCTCACCAACGGGACATATAGCTTATGCTATATGGGGAGTGTCGCCACGAGGGCGGGGGGTAACCCC